CCAGTCAATGCATTAATAAGTGGTTTAACAATGAATATCTGAATCATTGCTTTAGCAACCATTGAAAATATCATGTTTGCTATATTTTTTAATCCGTCAAATGCACTTGTTACACCTCTGAACATATCAAAGAATGTGTCTGTAATTCCTCCTGCCATACCATCAAATCCTGATACGAGTGTGCTTTGTAATTCTACTGCTTTACCCATCGCACTATCTGATTGAAGACCAAAGTAATCCATAGCGCCTCCTATATCAGCGAGACTCATAGAACCATTTTTGTATGCTTCTTCTAATCTGTCTAAATGAACAAGACTAACTTCATTCGCATCATTCATCTCAACAAGTTTTTTATTGTAATCTTTTAATTCTCTCTTTGCTCGTGTTATAGGAAGAATCCTTGAAGAGATAGTCATAACTGCTTGATTTCTCTCAAAATGGTCATTCAATCTATCATATTCTCCAATTGAACCATCAACAGCATCTTTGGTCTTTTGGACCATTCCTTTGCCGTTTCTATCAAATTCTTCAAGTATTCTATCAACCATATCTGGAATAATAGAGTTACCGACAACTGTGTCATACATACTACCGAACCAACCAGTCACGCCATCAACGGCATCACCTGCTTTCGTTAACATACCACCAGTCATATCATCAAATTTGCTTGTTACTGATGAAGCCATATCTGAAATCTTATCTTTAACACCACCTGCCATTTCTGACACTGTGTCCTTAAAGTCTCCAATGGCTGTGATAGCACCTGTTATCTTTTCTACGATTGTTTCTATAACATCTTTAACTGTTTCAATCGCTGTCTTAAATTTAGGAAGAGCCTTTTCAACTAATGGCATAATTGCGTCAAAGATTTCGCCTAATACATCAAATAATAATCCTGCTACAGGAACAATAACATCAGTGAATATGATTCCTAATGCATCCCATAATGGTTTCATCTTTTCTAACGCATCTGATACTGTGTCTATAATACCAGGCATTGCTTCTAATATATCTTCTGCTAATGTTGCCAGAACTGGCATTAATGGGGTGAGGGCGTCGGTGAATAACTGTCCGAATGATGCTTTTAATCTACCTACTGTGTCGTTGAACTTTTCAGCGTTTTCGGCTGCATCTAAATCAACGATATTGGAGTTCTCGGCTACATCATCTAATGTTGCTTGTAAGTCTTCTGCTGTTGTGTTCAATGATGCAAATTGCTGTTGAATCAAAGGTCCAGCACGGCCACCTACTACTTTAGCAAAATCTTCAGTTGTTATTTTGCCCTCGTTCAATGCATTGGTCATAGCAACAAGTAATTCTGGACCCGACTTTAATTCGCCATTCTGGGTCTTAATACTATCACCAAGTTTATCTGTTACAGCGGCGAAAGACTTCTGTCCTTCAGTACCCGCTTTTAATCTGCTTGTTGTTTGGAGTAATGCTCGGTCATAAGTAGCGGCATCAATGCCTGCTTCTTCCATGGCTGCCCCAAGAACTTGAAATCCTTTGAATGCTTCGCCTGATGATGCGGCGCCTGCGGCTCTGGCTGACTTAGCCAACGCATCCATATCGTTAATCTTATCACCAACAATCTTAATACCAGCAAATGCGCCAGCGGCTATTGCCGCGGCACCGATGGCAGTTTTCATGCCACCCCATTTGCTATTTGCCCCTTTGACTTTGTTATCTAGTTTATCAACATTGCCATTAATATTTTTTAGGGCCGTGCTTGCCTGGTCTGTTGCTTTGATGATTAAATTCATGTCGCTCATGTTCTCTCCTTATGACATCAAAGTATGCTGTCCAATATGCGACTTCAATCGCTGGCATCTGCATAACTTCAACAACGGACTTTTTTAATTCGTGGGCTAAATGAAATAAGACAAGTAGTTCACGGTCCTGTGTTAATTTTTTACTGGGTCTCCATCTACTTCTGTGTCTGAATCACCCATTGCTGTTACTACTTTAAGAATCACATTAGGGTCAACTTCTCGCATAATCTCAGTCTTTTCTGCTAACTTGAACATCTTTTTGCCATCGGCATCAATTGCTCTCATTATCATCATTTCAACTAGGGCTTCTGCTGATTTGCCACTCTGTTGTAATTCAATCACTTTGCTTTGTTGTGCAAAGTTAAGACCACCAATATTCCAATACACTACTGTACCCCATTCTGGGATATCAATATGTGCTGTTCCTTGATTAGCAATCTCTTTGAAATGCTCTTTCGCCTTGTTTAATACTGTCATAATATTATTTCCTTCTCTTATTCATTTTATATTCGCCTTTTTGTCTCAAAGCCTCAATCTTCGCTTTCGCTGGTTTAGTCATTCCGCGTTTCGCTTGTTTACTCCAACCATCCTCTAGATATGAGATGTAAGGCACTGGGTTATTTAATTTAGCGCCGTTTTTTGTTTCTTTAAGACGCCATCCACGCTGAGCCCTACCTGAAGCCACGGGAGTATATTTTTTAATATACTTCTCATAATCATCAGCCATTTCAAGAGTTAATTTTCTTAAATCTTTCTTTAGCCTTTGCTTTAAGGTGTCACCACCTTCAAGTTTCATAGTAATGCTCATCGCGGATTTCGCTTGTTTCTTATGTCAACGCACTGTTGCCTTGGATAGTAATTGACATTTCTGCCATACCATCGTGGGCTAGTGAACGACTAATACCTGTTACGATACCTTTACCATTATATGATTCAAATGATGCAGTACTGTCATCAGCGTAGAACTTAAAATCATAAGTTGTGCCGATGGCGATAGTTGCGATTAAGGAATTTTCTTCCGTTAATTGCTCACTTGTATCACTGTCATCAAATGGTATATATAGGTCTGCTGAACCAGACCAAGTTTTGTGTGTTGTTTTGTATGAACGCACTCCACTTGAACCCATGTTTGTGTCTTCTACTGTATCTGCTGATTCCTCAACAGACCAACTGCGAATTTCCGCAATTGTTTCATAGTTACCCGAACCATCAACAGAGATGTGAACTGCTCCACCTGTACCTGACTTAGTTATTCTTGCCATTATTCTTCTCCTTCATTAGGTGTTAATATGTCTGTTTCAACTTTAGGTTTAGCAGACTTCTTGTTTGCTTTATCTTCAACCAACTCCCAACCATTTTTAAGATGATAAGGAATATCTTTTTCTGGGATACGAGAGTGCAAATTTCCTACCGCATCTTTCATTTTAACTATCTTCATTATGTTGCTCCTCTATTGAAAATATAATTGACTTCTACTTCTAAAGTGAATTGTCCATATGGATGTTCTAAATTATCACCCATAACGACTTGTCTAACTTGCGTATCTTTCGCTTTACCGCCTCTTGTTCTATCAGCATCAAGTTTCTCTTCAATTGCTTCTATCAACTCGTTAATTGTCGTGTCAATCGCTTTATCACTTGCTTTAACGAAACACACTATCTCAACGGTCATTAGACCCTCTCTAATAATACTTGAACCACCCATAGTTAAATCATTGCGACTTTCGTTACCTGCAGTCACAACAACATGTGGGAAGTTTGTTCTTGCTAATCCATAGAACTCAGTTTGGTCACGGAACATAGGCTCCCGAGTTATAGCACCCATCTTTACTGTATTGATGTCTTCCAACTTCAGTACAATATCTTTAATGATGTCTTCTCTATAACTCATCGTGTTAATCTATCCATCTTTGTATAAGTCTTTTCTGAATCTTCATAAGAGGCATCACCATCTGTGTCATAGTCAACGCCAGTTTCAAGTTCTCGCATATAAGTTTCCTCATAACGGTCCCTATAGAATGCTGACATCCCCATAAAGATATCTTCTGGTCTAAATGAACTCAATCTCGGAAGAATAAAGTAAGCCAATGCCGCATATACAGTTACCTCTGTCCATTGTGCATCGTTTAGTTTTGTGTCATCAAAATTCTGTGGATGACCTTTCCACCAATCTGCTTTCAATCGTTTATTGACTGTCGCTGTTGCTTTAGTCAACTCATTTGTGAAAGAAGCGACACCATGCTCAAAGATGTCTGGCACTATATCGGTGATATCGCTATCTGTTGCGTAATTTGCCATATATTATTCTCCTTTGTTAAGGATGTGGGAGCGAACCCCCACATCATTCATTATAGTCCTAAAGTGGATTATGATGCGTCTTTAATAAGAACACCACGAGTAGCGTCAATTGTGTCACAACCGAAGGCTGCTGATGCTACAACATCAAAACCAACTGCGGCTGCTCTACGCTCAACTTCTACATTAACACCACCAGAGATTGCGCCTCTCATAGCATCGCCAGAGAAGATAGCCATCTTAGGATTAAGTGTGCCTGCAACATTTGTGTTGTTCAGGTATGAAGATACGAAACAGTTAACACCAGCAATCTTGCCGAAGAAACCATTTCTCATAGCCGCTGTTTGAAAATCACCACCAGCGAATGCCGCGTTACCAACTGCACCCATTAAGTGTGCGTAAGCGTCTGTTGATACGATACCGAATAATTCGCCACCTTCACCAGCACCACGGATTGTTGCTACAGCCGTGAAAATCTCTT